AGGGGATGATTTAAATTCAAACTCAGCCCTTATTGTCCCTATCTGACCGGTATCATCATTCCCAGTTAGGTCGTATCTAACTGTGGCAGTTGTGCCCGTTAGATCAAGCTCTCCGCCCACTATCGAGTCGCCTTGGTTAAAACTTGGAGCTGTGCTTCCGTCGGAAAAGTCCGCCGTAGTAGACGAAGAGAATGACGAATGGAGCGTAAATCCTTCCGATGCCCTTTGGTATTTGCAGGAGTCCATGTAAACAGGCTTGTCTTCAATAAAATTACTTGTATTGTCTAGGCTAGATAGGATGAATTCCTTTCCTATTTTTTCCATATATATTTTGGATGATCCGTTTATGGTCCTTTTGTTTAGCATATATATGTCGTCGTGTGACCCATCATTGGATGGTATCACAGCTATAGATTGCACAAAAGTTTGCTCAGAGCCGAAGGTGCCTCCAATTTTATGAAAATGAAATGCATTCACTCCATTAAGTCTTCGCCTTGTCGTTCCGAACAAAAAACCGTTGGAGTCAAGCATCCATATAACTCCATTGTCAGCCTCTTGTAGTTTTACAGATTCTATCGCGGGGTCATCAAAAGACGATCTTAGTTCCAGGGATTTTTTAGACATGTGCTCTGACAGAAATGTCAAATCAGATGCCCTAAATGAATTTTCGTCTCTATTGAAAACAAACTCTCTAACTATTTGGCCGGACCTCTGGACGAAAACAATGATGTTCTCAGATCTAATGGCCTGAGTATATGCCGACCCATGAGATGTCTCGGGTGAAACGCTTATGTTTAGTGGGCCGAGCCCAAGTGTCGTATCTGGTCCGCTAATAATGAACTCTCTGCCTCTTGTTCCTGCAGATAGATTTTTCCCATCTATAAGCCACTGAAATTCATTAACTTCGTTCGAAACAATAGAAAAATTAAATGGGTCGGTATTTACTACAGACGAGGATGTGTCTAGCTGAGAGTCTTCGTTAGTTAGAAAAAATACATCTCCATTCGCAGATCCCCATATTGTGTTTGGTTGAGTTTCTGTCCCAGCATAAAAAATCCTCTGTTCAAAAAAAGTAACAGATCTTGGAAATCCGTCTATCGTAGACCATGCTGGCTCGAACCATGTTGTTACGCCACCTGTTGCAGCAGCCGGTAGTGTTTCTAGTATCGTGATAGTGGCCAATACGCCGCTCGCTACGGCGGTTATCACGAATGACCCCGTAGTCCCGCTATCTGTCAGCGCCCACACTGACCCAACGTGGTCAGATTCAAATATTACAGCGGAAGAAGTTAGGCCTATTCCTATGCCCGACGTCGCGGATGTTGTAAGAGTTGTCGATGTTATGTTTAAATCTTTGTAGGCAAACAATTCAGTGAATGTCTTCGTGCCAAGGGTTGCGGGATTGTTGTAGTCCCTTACAGTAAACGTATTTTCTTCTGTTCTTGATATAAACTGAGGTGGATGCTTTGGGTGCGACAGAACCAATACATCTCCTGTTTGGGTAAATTGAACTTCTTTTAACTCGTCCTCCGTGTATCCATCCCAGGTAAGCACAAAAAATCCTGTGCTAGGCTTTGATACTTCTGATTCAATCAGTTGCGTAGTATTAAATATTTTCGGAATATTATCGTCTGGCTGTATGACAAGTATATAGGATTCTGTCCTAGAAAATATAAACTCAAATAATCTAGACCCGTCGGCAATATCAGTTCCTGCAAAATTATCTTTTACAAACTGCGCCCCAGGCCTCTTAGTCGCACCACCCTGCTTTTGAACAATAAAATTTGTCAGCTCTTCAAGACCTTCTTGGTACTCACGAATATCAGTGCGCCCGAAGGATTTCGGGCTTATCTCTCCAGCCAAAAAGTTATTTTGAATGCGGTTGAATTTAGCCATTACAGCCTACTATCTAGCCACTCGAAAGATTCTACTTGATCGACTGATCCTTCTTGCGCGTCGAAGCTTCTGGCCCTTCTAGCAAATTGCTCGTATGCCGCAAACATTTGTTGTCCCAAAGATACAGATTGCACTAAGGAATACGCAAGATCAGCGGCCAATCTCCACGCTAAAACCTCAGCAAAATCAGATGTGAAAAGCGCCACATCTGTAATTTTCTTAATGTATCTAATCTTCACTGCAGTATCATTTGTGACAAGAAGCCTTCCGCCAGCCACTCCGTCGGTTTCAACCTGCCACTTTTCCTCAATAGTTCCACCACCATCAAGGTTTAAATTTGTTTTTAGGATCCTCAAAACATCTGATGGAAGAACGAACTGATTTGTAAATTCGAACACACCATCGGTTGTTGTTTTAGCAAGCTCTTTTCTAGCGATTGCAAAATTCCAGGGATGAGACCTAAGTTCTGCATCCCTGAGAATCGGGTATTGATGAGCACAAAAGCGCGCTCTCTTTGAGTCGTCGCTAAGAGAAAGGATCGGCTCCAATCCAAGTTTGATCAGAGCTGAATTACAGATTTCCGTCTCAGACGAAGCCAATCCTCACCCCCTCTTTAATCTACAGTATAGTAAAGAGTCAGCTTAATGTCACCACTGGCAGCAGTAGTCGCTGTAGTAGCAACAGCCTTGATGCGGACCTTCTCAGTAAAAGTCTTCTGAAAGCCAGCAACTGAGTTAGCCATCTTCTGACGAGCAACTGCGGCAGAGTTCACATCGAGAGCAGCGAAAATGCCATCTTGATCGGCAGCCTCACCACCTTCAGAACTTGCCTCCCAGCCGACATCAAGAACACCAGTTGTTCCCAAGTCGTCCGTGCTGATCTCAGCTTCGTAAAGCTTTGCACCAGCAGGGAGTTCCATGAAGATGACCTCATCATTCAAGGCCAAAAGCGCAGTCAGAGAAATCTCGTCATGAGCAACACGCATTCGTCCGTGCTGGTCTGTAACGGCAATTTTCTGAGCCGGCGTAGTGTTGTCTCGCTTAGTAGCGTTGACACCGTATAGTGTAGCCATTTTAAAACCTCCTCAAGTTTTATTAAGATTCGTTTGCAAGAAGAACAACAACTTTGTCTTCTTCAAGACGGGTTGAACCAATGCTCATTGCAGCGAAAACCTGAGTTGAAAAGCTCTTGTCAGCTCGCTCGCTGATTCGAGTCTTCATCTCTGCAGCAGTAGAAAGAAGAAGTCCGTCTTCCGCCCAGCAAAGAACCTTACGATATCCGTCAGCGTCACCGCCACCAGATCCAACAGCTCCACTAGTCGTGTCAAAAGCAAGTGTGCCAGACTGAGTGTTAAGTCGCTCAGTTCGAACAAAGTTAAACCCAAGAAAAGTATCAAGCTCACCCTGGACAAGAGCGCGGACAGTGTTGAAGTCAGCGCTTGTAACCTCTGTCTCGCTCAGAAGTGACTGAAGCTGAGAAGAAGTAACAGCACAGTGGCGACGAATGCTCTCGTCGACATCATTGCCATCAAGAACTTCTTTACCTCGTCGAAGAGCTTGAACGTTAAGGTTAGCACCAGCAGAACTCGCAACCGACGCTTTCTTCTGAGTGTTAGGATGGGCAACAGTAGTTGAGCCTTCCTCACCGCCAAAAGCGTTTCCGTCAGCGTTGTCGATGATCTCATCATCCTTAGCTCGACCAAATGCCCACATAAAAGCTTGAGCATAAGGACTTGCAGGATCGATCAGAGTACGAACCTTATCGGCATCATCAATAAGATCTGCGTGCTCGTAATCGACCAGAGTCACTCGACGTCTGGAGTGTGGAGTATCGATGAGCGGAGTATCACTGTGACGTGATGTTTTCTTCTGCGCAACGACTGAACCGAGTCGGTCAAAAAACTGACTCTTACCTTTTTGTGTTTCATTCCTTACCATAGACTGAAGGCGCGAACCCTTCTGCTGGCTTAGATGAAAGATTGTGCTATTAAACTGCTTAACGAAAGCAGTTGTAATTTGTGTAGACATGACAGTCCTCCCAAATAATCAACAGTTAAAGTTTCTGATTGTTTGCAAAGGATTTGCCCGGGATCCGGAATCCAACTGAGAAGAAATCTCAGTAAGGAATCATGCCTGATTTGCCCTCACTTCTATTGTATGAAAATATTTCATCGTGTCAATATCCAGGACCTTCTTCCGGATAACGACGCTTATACAATTCCTCGAGCTCCCTAACTAGTTGGCCGTGACCTGGATGCGCAGCATCGAGATATGCGGCATCCCTCTGGAGATCGCCGATCTGCTTATCTAAGTCTCCTGGAGTTTTAGCGCTCGCGTCTGTTGGGTTCCCAAGAACTGAATCCTCTTTAAGAACAGTCCCGCCGATTTTAGCAAGCAACTTAATGAGCATGCTGCTGTTGCCAAGTCCAGTTTCCTCTAGATATGAGAATACATTTTCATCACCAAATTCCTTCAGAACCTGCTTTGCCTGGCGGAGTTTCGCGTCATATGCTTGACCCCACTCGACCTTCAGCTGCTGCACCTGCTCTCTGAGCTGCACATCAAATTCTTCTTTCTGCTTTTCAAGAGCCCCATTGTTCATGACGTTATAGTGCTCAATCAATTGTTGAAACTGTTGGGGCAAAATACCTACTTCAAATGCCTTGCTCTTAAGTTCAGTGATCGCGCCATCGTCAAACGCAGCCCCTTCGGGCATTTGGAATTCGTACTCCTCAACCTTTTGAGGAAGCCCAAGCTTGTGATAAACATCGCGCCATTGTTCTGGGGTTCCATGCTTTCCGGGGTGTGGGATCTTCTCGGATCCCACCATTTTTTGTGCATTAACGTAATTTCTAACCAAAGACGGGATGTCATTTACAACACTGAGACAAGGGTCATCCTTAATGTCGTCCGGCAATCCCTGCTTCCAGTTATCAGGAAACGATACCTGAACCTGTCCTTCAACGGCAGCGTCCTGTGTCGCAGGAGCCTGTGCTTCTACCGGTGCCGCAGCAGGTGCAGCAGAATCATCAGTTGTTAATAATGAACCACTATCAGTCGCCCCAGAGCTCTCTGTCATAGTCGTTGCCCTCCTCAATGATGGTTTCTAAGTGTTTAACGTCGGTGTTTAATTTTTGAAGTATATGGAGGGCAACGGATCGTTTCCCTTCATTAAATGCTGTCATGTTTGGATCAAGCTCAAAGGAAGACGCTGTGACATTACAAAGCTTCATCAAATCCCATAAAACTCTCTTGCCGACATCAGATGTGAATGTAACTTGGTAGTTTGAAACAGACGCAAGAGATCGTCTTCTCTGTTTATCTTTATCCATAAATCCTTATGCTTGTAATACCGGCGCAAGCTTACTTACGTTGTCAGCCTGCTGAGCAGCCTCTTCTTGCTGGATCTGCTCCTGCGCGGCCTGAGCCCTAGCCTGCCTTGCGGCCTCAACTTCATCCTGGTTCTTAATCAAATCCTGTGGCCAGTTGAACGATCTTGCAACAATCTGCACTGCAGCGTCTGAATCAATATTATCCGTCGCTTGAGGGTCAACCTGGAAGAACGCACTCATTGTCTCAAGCCCTCTAAGAATATTTTGAGCCTGAGATGTCCTTTGTGCTGTAGCAATTGGCGACAAGTATTGTACATCTAGATCTCGGCCCTCTAGTTGTTCTGGCACTGGGAGAAACATTTCCCTTCTCAGCATAATGCCAAATACGCGATCAATTAAAGGTCTTAAAAATTCTTCCTGTTGTCTACCAATAATTGGACCTAAAAGCCTGCGTCCCTCTTCTGCGATCTGAAGAACTTCCGTGGCGGTCTTCTGTGGTCCCTCTCTCAGGATGATCGCATCAATAAAGAATGCATCTCTGACGCGCTTGCGCTTTTCGTCCATGGACTGAAAGCCGAAATCAATGCGTGCGTCATTGAAAATCGGTTGAATTCGATCTCCAGTACCTGCCCTGAAATAGTTAAGGCTTCCCGGCCTCACTCTGATCGGCTGAATAAACCCATCATCCGGAACTTGAAGCGGTGGATCGACAACCTTCTGAGCTCCCTTAATCGTTGTCTCAGTCATTTTATTAAGAGTTTTCATGTCAGGCAGTGATGTCATAGCCGGTGATCTGCCATAAATCTCATCCGACAACTTGCTCCACCTTGGAACCACAAACGGCATTTCTCTGAATTTTGCCTGACGTAGCTCAACAGCGTCCTCTCTTAAGATGTGCTGTGACACAAACCTAAAAGAACTTTGGCCTGCTTTCGTGATGTCTTCCGGATAAATGGCGTGAATGATATCAAACTTCTGAGACGATCCCTGATCAAATGCTTTTTTAATTTTAGGCGGCAACTTATCCTCGCCAAACTCACCAACAATTTGCCTGGCATTCCATTTAATCAGACGGTAGGCCTCATTAACCCTTCCTTGGTTGTCCTCATCAATAAAAAACTTATCGATTGAATGAGTCATAAACCTAACAGTTTTCTCATCATCCTCGACAATACTCATTGGGGATGTGCCGAAAAGGGCCAAATCTAAATAAAGCTCATGAACTTCTGTTTGGAAGTTTGAGTTGTTTAGAACATTGTGCATTCTTGTCGTCGAGTCTTGAAGCCACTTGCGAACAGTGTCGTTGTTATCAAGAGCCAAATCACCTGTAGTCAAAGAAAAGAACTCAAGTGCCGGATTGGTTAGCAGCGATGCAAGTGCGCTTGCTAAGACCTCAAGTGACTTCATCCCCGTGTTATCTAAAAGCTGTGTATTTCTTTTATCACCTGGCGTTCTCTCCGAATTAATGGTCGCCTTGTTTGGCATATGGAACTCAGCCAACTCTTGCCAGTGATCCTCCCAGTTTCCGCGCATTCCAGTTAACTGGTTGAATCTTTCAATAATTTGTTTAGGCGATAATACAGCCATTTAACTACCTTGTAAGCAATGTTTGCCGGCGTCCGGGCCTGGCTTCGATTAATCGTCTTCGCTCTTCAAGGCCCTGTCGTGACCTTGCAACTCGGGAAGCTCCAGCTTGAGCTTCCTCTAATCTTTTCTGAAGCGCTGGGAGTCCAGTTTCAAATGCAGCAAATCGCTCTGCGCTTCCCTCTCTTGTATTCCGCCCAAGACTTGTAAGATCGTTCAATAGTTCTTGCCTGGTCTGATCAGTAATACCCTCAGCCGACGTAATCTGTCCACTAAGCCTATTGGCCTCTGATTGAACTACGTCTGCTCTAGACGGCCCGCTTGGCGCTCCCATATTCACCCCACTCCAAAAATATCATAATCAAA